ATGACAATGTCATCGCTAAAGCTAACCCGCTTCACCTACCGCCTACGCCAAGACTCGAACGGCGACCAGTGCGCTTGGTTTGAAATACGCTCGCGAAGCCAGCGCGCCAAGATCGGCTTATTAGCAGCAGATACTGAAGAGCTATGGATTACCTACGCTGAAATGCCTCACTCCATAGCACATATGGTTGATGATCGAACCTGGGAAGCCCACCGAAAACCTATCCTAGAAATGCTTTCAGCCCACTACCTCAAGCCTTCTCACTGACCACCACAAAAGCTGCATAAATTCGCATGAAAACGCATAAAAAAATTAACCCCTAGAACCGCCCTTCCGCCCAGCACTGGCGGGGCTTGAACCACTGCCGCCAGAGTGCATAAAAATCACTACATTTAGCGCGCAGGCGGGGCGGGGAGTCGACGGCGCGGCGTGGGTCGCCGCTGGATGCTGACAGGCGGGCCGCACAGCCTGCACAAGGCCCGCTATCAATTGGAATGAGGACGGGACTAGCTATAACGGCACAGCTTACAGCGAACAATAGAGCTAATTAAAAGGCTAATACGACTCATTTAAAAAAGCTTGTCGCGTGTGTGCACATACAAAGAAGCCGCCCTCACTGGGGCGGCTTCTTGGTAATGATTGCGAGCCTATCGGTTGGTGATGATCAACTCGCCGCGTGGGTCTGTTGCTTGCTGCCCTACCGTGTAACGGATTTTCGTGGTGCGGATCGTGAGGCCTTTATATGCATCACGCATCTCTGGCGTTCGTTGACACTAATCACAAACTGCCCCTGCCCTGCTCGAGCCAGCCCGCCCATCCGGTAGTACTCTTCCAGCGGGAAGTCACAGCCATAACCGGCGGTACCCCAGTAAGGTGGGTCGAGATAGAACAGCGTGCCTTCCCGATCATACCGTCGGATGCACTCTGCCCAATCCAGATGTTCAATCACTGCCCTGGATAACCGAAGGTGTGCATCGCTGAGATCCTCCTCAATGCGCAGCAGGTTCATACGTGGAGGTGAAACGGCAGAGGTTCCAAACGTCTGGCCGCTGACTTTGCCGCCAAAGGCCAGCTTTTGCAGATAGAAGAACCGCGCTGCCCGCTGGATATCGGTTAGGTGGCGTGGGTCGATCTCTTTTTGAGTCAGGTACTCTTCTCGGCTAATCAGCCCCCAGCGGAACTGTTTCACCAGCTCATCAGGGTGGTGCTTCACAATGCGGTAGAGATTAACCAGCTCCCCATGTGCATCGTTGATCACTTCCACTTTGCTAGGCGCTTTCATAAAGAATAGCGCTGCCCCACCGCAGAACGGTTCCACGTAGGCAGTATGCGGTTTAAACAGCGGTAGGATCTGTTTGGCCAAGCGTCGTTTGCCGCCCATCCAGGGCAAAATCGGTTTATTCATCATCCTTGAATACCTGTTCATATATACAGTTTTAAGGTATAGTCTTTTTGTCGTCAGCGGGGCCGGATGCTCCCTTTGTTTTCAAGGATGAAACGAGCGATGTGCGCCTGGTCATGCCAGGCGCTTTTTTATTTATGGGTCTAGTGAATACTCCTTAAACCGAATCACCTCCTCCCCCAGCACATCATTGATCTCACTGAACACCGCCTGCACCGGTTCCAGCTCGTTGGTGACGAACACCTTGGCGGCTTTCTCCACATCACCAAATCCACCGGTGTTGTTGGGGATGATACCCATCAGCTGCGGGGGAATACGGTGGCCAGCTAGCTGATCATCGCGAGTGATATTTTTGATCGCCGCGAAGTCGTCCTTAGCGGCCACCTCAGAGATCGGGATGATCTGGATGCCGTCTTTCTTGCCATTGGGGCTATAAAGGAAAAGGTTGCGGAAGTTGCCCACGCCCTTCGACTCTTTCAATGCTGTACGCATGGCATCGATGTCAGTCATATCGTGGGCAGGATCTGAGACGTACATCACAAAGCCCGCGTGGGAGCCATTCAGGTAATACTTGCGCCGGAACGCGTGGCGTTCTCGTTCAGGTAGATCGATTGCAGCGCACCCAGGTAATCCGGCACGCCATACACCTCCTGGTTAATGTCCGGTTCCAGCAGGGGTGGATAATGCTGTCCTCGTCGAACTCGCTGCGCTCCGACCAGTTAGGCACCCAGAAGTAGCGGCTAAGATCCGCCCCGCGGCGAACATACTTCGCCCGCGCCGGTTTCAGTGCCAGCAGTCGGTTCAAACGTCCATAGATCTTCTCCAGGTAGCAATTGCCAAACACCAGGTAATCGGTGGCCAGCGCACTAAACGCCTGGCGGCTAAGTAGTGGATGAGGAATGAAGGAACGCACCAATATATTGCGCTTCACCTGAATAGCCGAGCCATGGTGCGCCGTGGCGCGGTAGGTCTGGGAGAGCGCCGGAAAATCTACCGGTGGCTCGTACCACTCATTGCCCAGCATCCAGCAGCCGGTGTAGAAAAAATCATAGCCATCGATCACTGGCGTCGGCTCGCCAAAGCTGAACGCCTCCGCCTTGGCAGGCGCGGCCGTTGAGCCCGCTTCATTCACATCGTAGGCGGGCACGCGCACCCGCGGCTTTTCTGCCGCTTCGCTCATCCGTACATCTCCATTAGGGAACGGCCCGTGCCATGATCGACCGGGCCATCGAGTGGCTCATTGTGTAAGGCGTGCATGGTCGCCCACGCCAGGTCAGCGTGGCCGGTCTGGTTATTGCGCCCAGCGGTATAGGTCATATGGCGTCCGGAGGCAGTCATTTCACGGCGGATCGCCATGAACGACTGAGCGAGATCCACCCAGCCTGCATCAAACTCAAGCCGCCCTTTATTGATGATCTGCTGCGCCTGCATCACCAGGCGCGCCTTGATTTCTGGGGTATAGCGGTAACGGGTCACCGTGGGGAAGAACTTCGCCACCAGTTGGGCCACGGCTTCACCCAGGCCCGAAGTATCGATACCGATAAAGGTGACGTTATAGCGGTGGGTAACGCTGCGGATAAACTCCGCCTGAGCCTCATAGTCGCGGCCCTTAAGACGGTGGCGTTCAAGAATACGGTGCTTGCTGTCGGAGGTTTTCGGCGGTGCCACCACGACAAGGCCCGCCCCATCGCCATCTTCACCATCACCGGCCGGATCGTAGCCGATCCAAACCGGATGCTCGCCATAGGGTCGCGGCGCGAAGGGTTTCAGATCCCGCCAGGCATCCCAGCTATCCACCATACAGCGCTGCATCATCGCCAGCGGGAAGGCACTTTGCGTGTCGTCCACGAACTCGCACATGAGCAGGTTCTTGAAGGCATCGGGACTATATTTCCGACGAAGTTTGTCTATATCAAGCAGGATGTCACCACCGCGTGCCACGGCATCTTCGACCGTTACGATCTGCCTCCAGTGATCATCCTCACAGCGTCGGCCACCAGATAAGGCGCTGTGCGACACATCGATTTTGATATGGTCAGCTTTAGGACGCCCCACGTTGAAGTGGCTGCCCGTCCAGAACGGATAGGCTTCATGGGTGACCGATGAGGGCGTAGAGAAATAGGTCTCTCGCCACTGCTTCTGCATCGCCATCCCTGATGTCACCTGCTGGAACTGTTCGAAGCCGTGAATCCAGAAGTATTCATCCAGGTAGGTATCGCCGTGGTAACCCTGCGCTGTTTTGGCGTTGGTGCCCAAAAAGTGCAACTCGGCGCCGTTGGCGAGAATGATCGGGTCACCCTTCAGCTCGACGCCGGTGGTCTCGAACACGAAGCGGACAATGTAATTTTTGAAGATATGCGCCTGGGCCTTGCTCGCTGACATGAATATCTTATTGCGCCCCGTCTCCAGAGCGTCGGCGATCGCTTCCCGAGCGAAGTACCAGGTCGCCCCGATCTGGCGACTCTTGAGAATATTACGGATGGCTTCCGTTTCTTTTGCCCGGTACCAATCACGCTGATAGTCGAGCAGCGAGGCCTCGAACGCCTCGACAATCTGAATGACACCTTCGTCACCCACACTGTTGCGGGCTGGCTTCTTCTTCGGCCCCGCGTTACGGCGCTCGATGTTGGGATTAAGGTCGCTCTCCTTCCCGCTGTCCTGGTATTTATGCACCCGTGCTAACCGCTCGATCTGGCGGCCCAGCAGGTCGATCTCCTTAAAATCCTTGCCCTCTTTCTGCTCCTTCCAAATCAGCTGCACCAGGCGCGCTTCAAGCGCCCCCTCTACCCGCTGGGTCGGCGTCGCGTCGTCCCAGGCGTCGCGCTTCTTCCAAGAATCAATGGTCGCCCTGGGGACATCCAGGAACTCGGCAATGCGCGCAATCCGCCACCCCATCCAAAAGAGGTGGCGAGCAGAAAGGCGGTGATGGTCTTCGTCGATGTGAGCTAGCGGTGTCATGTCGCCAGCGTACCTGCCGACTGACAACCCGACGCCTACCCCACCTTGTCTTGCTTAGCTCGTACAACGCTCAAGCGTTGAGTCAAACGCGCGACACGCGGAACCTGACGGCAGCTAACGCCCAACAAACCAACAGAGGCCCGCCCATGCCCTGGCACCGCATTGCAAAAGAAGGCGCAACCACCGATGGCCGCACCATCAGCGCCGAATGGCTCACTCAAATGGCCGCCAACTTCGACCCCACAAACTATGGCTGCCGGGTCAATATGGAACACATCAAAGGCCTGCTGCCGGATGGTCCTTTCAAAGCCTACGGCGATGTCACCGCGCTCAAAACCGAAGAAGGCGACGACGGCAAGCTAGGCCTGTTTGCTGAGATAGACCCGACCGATGAGCTCAAGGCCATGGTCGAGAAACGCCAGAAAATTTACACCTCCATGGAGATCGATCTCGACTTTGCCGATTCCGGTGAAGCGTATCTGGTCGGCCTAGCCGTGACCGACTCCCCAGCCTCTCTTGGCACGTCCATGCTCAAGTTCAGCGCGTCCGAGGGTAAAAACTCCCCACTGTCTGCCCGCAAGCAGCGCCCGGAAAACCTCTTCTCTGAAGCTATCGAAACCGAGCTCTCGTTCAGCGAGGAAGAAGCTTCGGAAGAGAAAGGCCCGTCACTGGCCGAGCGCGTCAAAGCGCTGTTCAAAAAGCAGGACGCCAAAACAGAAGCTGGCTTCGCTGCCTTCCGCGCCGATCTGGAAGAGACCCTTGGCCTGTTCGTGGAAAAACACCAGGCCCTCAGCGAAGCGCTTAAAAAGCGCCCCACCCAGGCCGCCTTCAATGAACTCAAAAGCGACCACGACACGCTAAAAAAGGAGTTCGACGCGCTCTACACCCAGCTCGACAACACCCCCAGCCGCCCGTCACGCACGCCTGCCACCGGCAACGACGGCACCATCGAAACCGACTGCTAAGAGACGCCCCCACCCATGCGCAACGATACCCGCACGCACTTCAACAACTTCGCCGCCCAGGTGGCAAAGCTAAACGGCGTCCCGGATGCCACCCAGAAATCCGCCGTCGACCCCACCATCCAGCAGCGCCTGGAGAAGCGCATTCAGGAGTCCAGCGACTTCCTCTCGCGTATCAACATGGTCGGCGTCGATGAACTGAAAGGCGAAAAGCTCGCCCTCGGTGTTACCGGCCCCATCGCCGCCCGCACCAACGTCAACAACCAGGATCGCAAAACCCGCGACCTCACCACGCTGGACGCTCAGGGCTATGAGTGTCGAATGACCGAATTCGACACTCATCTGGGTTACGCCAAGCTGGATGCCTGGGCAAAGTTCCCCAACTTCCAGGCCATGGTGCGCGATGTGATCGTTCGGCAGCAGGCGCTGGATCGCATGATGATCGGCTTCAACGGCACCTCCGCCGCGACCCAAACCGATCCGGTGGCCAACCCCTACCTGGAAGATGTCAATATCGGCTGGCTGCAGCACTACCGCACCCAGTCACCGGCGCGGGTAATGACAGGCGGTAAAACCAACGGCAAAGTGCTGATCGATCCCACACCTAACGCCAGTGAACCCGGCATCGTCGGCGACTACGCCACGCTAGATGCCCTGGTTTACGACGTGGTGAACAGCCTCATCGCCCCCTGGTTCCGCCGCCTGCCGGGGCTGGTGGTCATCCTTGGCCGCAACCTGATGTCGGACAAATATTTCCCGCTGCTCACCAGCTACCACCCACTGAGCAACTGGCCGCCGACCTGGTTATCAGTCAGAAGCGCATCGGTGGGCAGCAAGGCATGGATGTGCCCTTTTTCCCCGATAACGCGCTCATGGTCACCACCCTGGATAACCTCTCGGTCTACTGCAGAACGGCGCCCGCCGCCGCTATGTCACCGAGAACCCTAAGCGCAACCGCATTGAGAACTACGAATCCTCCAACGACGCCTATGTGGTGGAGGATTTCGGTGCAGGCTGCCTGGTGGAAAACATCGAGCTGTCTGAAAAAGCCCTCAACGGTTAAGGAGACACGATTGACCAGCCCAGCACGCCGCCACTTTGAACGCATCAGCGCTGCCCAGGCAGCCGCTGATGCGGGTGAAGCCCCCATGCAAGGGGAAGCCTTCGAGCTCATGCAAGCCGCTCTATTCGAAGATTACCGCCGCCTCAAAGCCACCCAATCCATCGAACGCAAGATCGAGATCAAGCGAGAGATCCTGCCCCACTACGCCGACTACATCGCCGGGGTATTGGAAGCCGGGCAAGGCGCCCAGGACGATGTATTGATGCGCATCATGTCTGGCGTATTGATGCCGGTGACCTGGGCGGCGCCATTGCGATCGCCCGCTATGCCTTGAAGCACGGCCTCACCCCGCCGGATCAATTCGAGCGCGGTACCGCCGCCATCATCGCCGAAGAGGTTGCCGAGCAGGCACTCAAGCAATTGGATGCGGAAGGGGCTGATTACCTCACGTTGCTCGCCCACCTCATTGAGGTAGAACAGCTCACCCAAGGCGCCGATATGCACGACCAGATCCGCGCCAAGCTGTTCAAGGCTTTGGGGTCTGCACTGCGCGCCGCCGGTCAACTGCCTGAAGCACATGCCAACCTTACCCGTGCGCTTGAGCTCAACGACCGCATAGGCGTGAAGAAAGACCTCGAACGCCTGGAACGCGAGCTGAAACAAAACGCTGCGCAGCCAAAGGCTGACAGCTAACCGAGTCGACCGCCGACGTCAGGGGGCGCGACGTGAGAGCAAAGCGGCAACGCTCGTGCTCAAACGACGCCCACCCCCTTCTTAACCCTGTCGGTCTAACAGGTGGCCACCATGTTTCCGAACAGCACCACCCACAACAGCGCACCGGCGGATGATCAGCTGGACGTCATCACCAACAATGGCTTCTGGCCGGACATCGACCCCAACGCCTTCCGCGAAGAGGAGCGCGTGTTCAAGGTCACACCGCCGCGCTTACGCCAATCGCTGCGTGCTGCCACGGCCGATGTGAACCGCCAGTTGGCCAACTACCAGCACGAACAGCAGCAGGCCGGGCGGTTGACCTGCGATGCCATTCCGCCCGAGGTCTGGCAAACACCAGGCGACATCTCATTGCTATACACCCGCGCCGTTTACGCCCAAGCCCAGGCGGATCTCTTAGAGCGCTACCGCGACGCCTCAGCAACAGGCAAGGGGGATGAACGCGGCGAAGCCAAAGACCTGGCCGCCGATGACTACCGCGCCGATGCCCGCTGGGCCATTGCCGAATTAGTCGGCCGCACGCACACCACCGTTGAGCTGATATGAACCGCACCATGCGCGCCCACCAAGGCGAAACGCTGGATGCCCTGCTCTATCGCGTGTACGGCAAAACCGCCGCCATCACCGAGCAAACGCTTCAGCTCAACCCGCAACTAGCTAGCCAAGGGCCGGTACTGAAAGAAGGCACGCTGGTCACGCTGCCACCGCCGCCGGAAACACGCGAAACCAAACCGCCAAAAATCCAGCTTTGGAACTGAGGGAGCCCATGAGTCACCCCTATGAAATCACCACCGAGAGCGTCAAAGCCGCACCACCGGCCGTCGTCTCCCTGTTGCATGTAGGCGGCATGACACCCGCCGACTGGGTCACGGTACTCACGCTGCTCTATCTCGCCCTGCAGATTGGCTTGCTCGTGCCGCGCTACCTGAAACGCATCCGCAACTACTGGGAGCGCCGCCATGGGAATTAAAAGTCGCATCGCCATCGGAGCCACCGCCGGTGCCATCAGTCTCGCCACCGCTATCGTGTCGTTTTATGAAGGGTATGAACCCACCGCCTACCGCGACCCAGTAGGCATCCCTACCATCTGCTATGGCCACACTGAAACGGCACGCATGGGGCAAACCCTCAGCCAGGCCAATTGCACCGAGCTGCTGCAGGATGACCTCGGTGTCGCCTTCGATGCCGTTGACCGACGCGCCCAGGTCGAACTACCGCCACCCACCCGCGCCGCGCTCGCCTCCTTTGTTTACAACGTAGGGGAAGGCAACTTCGCCCGCTCCACCCTCCTGCGCAAACTTAACCGGGGCGACCTGCGCGGCGCATGTCATGAGCTAACCCGCTGGGTCTATGCAAAGGGTAAGCGACTCAATGGCCTAGTGAAACGTCGCGCCACTGAACGGGAGGTCTGCCTGGCCGGATTGGAACAGGAGCCAACCTCATGACCCGCCTTATTGCCGCCCTCGCCATTCTGGGTCTGGTGCTGCTGGTCACCTGGGCACTCTGGCAACGCACCAACGCCGCCGAAGCCCGCGCGGATCTCGCAGAACAGCAGCTTACCGAATCCCAACAACGGGAACAGGAAAGCCTCGTCGTGATTGACGCCCTATGGGAAAACGCCCGCCGTCTGGAAGCTCAGCGCCGTGCGCTGGATAAGCAACAGGCAGCGCTAACCCGCACCGCCTCCAATCGCCAAGCCACTATTGAGGAACTGCAACGTAAAACGCCACACTTCGCGCTTGGGCTGGCACTCGCCTGCCTGCTGCTGTTATCCGGCTGCGCCGCCGCCCCGCCGTCACCGGTGCCGATGCTTACCATCAATCAGTGCGCAACCCCGAGCCCCTGCAGCCTGCCAGCGAGTAACCCGCACACCAACGGCGAACTGCACCTGCAACTGGAACGCACCGAAGCCGCCTGGGCACAGTGCGCCGCCGAAGTCGACGCCATCATCCACTGCCAAAGCGAAGCCCCCCATGATCAACCTACAATCACTACGCCACCACCTGCTGAACGCCGTGCCCGAGCTAAAGCGCAACCCAGAGCAACTTCACACCTTCGTGAATGACGGTAAGATCAAATTCGCACGCGGCCAGAACCTGAGCCACCAATACACCGTCGACGCCCAAATCATCATCACCGACTACAGCGGCAGCCTCGACACCGTGATGATCCCGCTGCTGCAATGGCTCAACAGCTACGAACCTGACCTGGTGACCGATGAAGCCGTGCAAATAGAGGCCGAGATTTTAAGCAACACCCATTGGGATCTCGCACTGACTGTGCAATTAACCGAGCGTGTGGTCGCCAAGGTGGATTGCCAAACCGGCAGCATCGATGCCCAGCACCAAATGCCCGAATATCCCGCCGATGCCTGCCCCTCAAAAAGCTGGCAGCTCAACATCAAGCACCCTGGGAACGACGACTACACGCTTGAGTCAGCCTGGGAAAGCCCCGCATGAGCGACGAACTCCAACAGCTCGAAGAGTGGCTCTCACCACTCATCAATAAGCTAAGCCCCACAGAGCGCCGCATCCTGGCAAGGGAAGTCGCGCGGGATCTGCGCATCGCCAACCGCGAACGCATCAAGGCCCAAACCAACCCCGACGGCACTCCGTTTGAGCCCCGCACAGAATTACGTGGGCGAAGCGGCCGCATCCGCCGAAAAGCCATGTTCACCAAGCTGCGCACTGCTAAGTATCTGCGAATCAAAACCAGCGCCGACGAAGCGGCGGTAGGCTTTATAGGCCGTGTGGCTAGAATTGCCCGCGTTCACCACTATGGCCTACGCGACCGTGTCGAACCCGGTGGCCCTAAACACCATTATGCTCGCCGGGAGCTGGTCGGCATCACTGCCTCAGACCGCGAACGTATTGGTAACAAAGTGCTGGAACACATCACCTGAAGAAATAACGTTTTTTACCAACGCTAGTCATAACGATGAGTTCTGTAGTAATTGTCATGAAAATACGAAGATTTCATGGGTTTCAATGCCCAGTGGAATCTAGCACCTCGACGAATACCGATAACGAAATCGAGCTTATCTTGGCTGTAATGGTGGTGAGAGAACCGTCGTCTCTCAAATTGTTTATTCCATAAAGGAGCAGTACCAAACCGGTCACCGAACCTCTGCAATATTGCTGCTTCGCAATCGAGGTATGTCTTTGGCTGGTTCTTAACCCTGGGTGTGGCTACACATATCTCGAAACAGTTATCACCAATAAGGTCTATCAGTTTGTTTGCCCAACTTCTGTGCTTAGATATACGCGATCCAACACTGCCCTCCCCAACGTAGATTGCCGGAGACTCCCCTCCTGGATAACTAATTGCAAACCTTCCTGCTAGGCGAATTACATACACGCTTCGATTTAGATAGTTGGCATTCGCTCCTGCTTCAATAAGCCTTGGCTGAACATCCTTAGTCCATGACTGACTAGGTAACCACTCCACACAAGTCCAGCTTAAAGGTACCGTAATAGCGTTCTTCATTGTTGCTCCCTATTTTTTGTAGCAACCATTGTAGGCTTCCATCCGCACAACGCCCACCGCTACCCATACGCGCGAAGCCATCGCAGCATGGCCGCATGAACAACGTGCCGAACTACTCCGCCTGATTGAAAACCTGCTGCGCCTTGGCTCCATTGCTGAGGTAGACCACGGCGCGCCCGGTGAACGCCTTCCCGCCGTGCGGGTGAAATCAGGGGCTTTGCTTACCGGCTGGCTCCCCTGGGCCGGTGGCCGCGCAGGCACTACTCGCGATTGGAACCCACCTACGAAAGGCGAGCAGGTAATGATCCTTTCCCCCGGCGGCGACCTCGCCAATGGCGTGGCCATACCCAGCCTCTTTCAGCTCAACCACCAGCCACCCAGCAACGACCCCGGCAAGATTGCCCGCGAGTTCCCCGACGGCGGATTGATCGAATACGACCACGCCAACCAGGTGCTCCGTATCAACCTCCCTAGCCGCCTAGAAATCAGAGCCCCCGGCGGCACCCAGTGGATAGGCGGCATTAGCCACACAGGCGACATGCAGCGTAAGGGCAGCTACATGCAACAAGGCGGTAGCCATACCCACAACGGCAAGAACACCGGCAGCGACCACAAGCACAGCGGCGTTCAGAGTGGGCCTGCCAATACAGGAGGGCCGGTTTAATGGCAGGCATGAACGTCACCACCGGCAAACGCCTGGAAGGCATCGACCACATCCGTCAGTCAGTGGCAGACATCATCACCACGCCGATTGGCTCCCGCGTCATGCGCCGTGACTACGGCAGCCTGGTGCCCGAGCTGCTCGATAGACCGATGAATGACGCGCTGTTGATGCAGCTCTACGCCGCCACCGTGATTGCGGTATCCCGCTGGGAACCACGAATTCAAATCACCGGCACCCGACGCACCATAAGCACTCAACAGCCTGGCGCTTCCGTGATTGAGCTGCAGGGCAAAACCGCCGATGGCCAATCACTCAGCGTAGGAGTGCCCATCGCATGAACAGCCCTATCGACCTCTCCCGGCTCCCCGCACCCAACATCATTGAGCCACTCGATTTTGAAACTCTCCTGGCTGAGCGCAAAGCGCGGCTTATCGCCCTCTACCCCGAAGAGGAGCGGGACGCCATTACCGAGCTGCTTGCCCTGGAATCCGAACCGCTGGTCAAGCTGCTGGAAGAGAACGCCTATCGCGAGCTAGTGTTGCGTCAGCGAATCAACGAAGCGGCCCGCGCCGTAATGCTGGCCTATGCCAAAGACGCCGACCTGGAACACCTTGGCGCGCTATTTGAGGTGGGCCGCTTGGTTACCGACCCCGGCAAACCGGATGCCATTCCACCGGTACCGCCCAGCTATGAAAAAAACAGCGAACTACGCCGCCGCATTCAGCTATCGCTGGATGGGCTTAGCACCGCAGGCCCGGCGCAGGCGTATGTGTTTCATGCCCTATCTGCCAACGGCAACGTCAAGGATGCCAGCGTCTCAAGCCCCGCCCCCGGCCAGGTCGTGGTGACGGTACTCGCTCGCGATAACGGTGGCCTGGCCGATGCCACCTTGCTGGAGGCCGTCAGCCAGGCCGTCAATGCCGAAGACGTGCGCCCACTCACCGATCAGGTCAGCGTCCAAGCCGCCGAGATCCTCAACTACGCCTTGGATGCCACCCTCTACCTCTACCCCGGCCCCGACAGCACCGTGGTACTCGCCGAGGCCCGCGCCCAGGCAGAGGCCTACACCTCCGAACAGCACCAGTTGGGCCGTGATGTCACTCTTTCAGGGCTATACGCCGCGCTGCGCCGCCCCGGTGTGCAGCGCGTCGAGCTGACCAGCCCCATCGACTCGTTAACCGTCACTCCTCAGCAGGCGGCGCACTGCAGCGGCATCACGCTGCGCGAGGGGGGCATTGATGAGTAACGCCACCCTGCTACCACCCAACACCACGGCGCTGGAGCGCCGCACCGCCCAGGTAAACGGGGGTATCAGTGACCTCGATACGCCGCTGCGAGATCTCTGGCGGCCCGACACCTGCCCGGCACCCCTGTTGCCCTGGCTGGCCTGGGCGCTGAGCGAAGACGAATGGGACGCTAAGTGGAGCGAGAACCGCCAGCGTCGCGCCATTAAGGCCGCCATTGGCGTGCATCGTCGCAAAGGCACCATTGGCGCGGTGAAGCGGGCCCTGGCGGCCATTGACTACGACGTATCGCTGATTGAGTGGCACCAGGATGAACCGCCAGGCGCGCCCTACACCTTCCGCGCCGAAGCGATCATCGAAGACCGCGGCCTGGACGCCGCCACCCAGGCCGAGATTATCCGCCTGATCAATGCTGCCAAGGACGCCCGCAGCCATCTCACCAAGCTGCGCCTGATCGGCAGCCTCTAGGGGCAGGTCTACCTCACAGGGTGGGAACAATCTTCCGACACGGTATCGGTGCTGTCGCTACAGATCACGGAAGCTGAGGTGCCACCAACGCCTTATTACCTTGGCGCCACGACCACTGCCTACGACACCACCACGGTACAACCATTATGAGCCAATTCTTTACCCTGCTGACCGCCACCGGCCAAGACCTTCTCACCCAGGCGATGGGCTTCGGCCAACAGATTGAACTGACCACCATGGCCGTGGGGGATGGCAACGGTACCGCCACCTCGCCTACCGAGGCCCAAACCACGCTGAAACGTGAGGTTTACCGTGCAGGTGTCTCCAGCCTGATTGTTGACCCCCAGAACCCCCACTGGCTGGTCGCCGAGCTGGTGATACCCACGGATATTGGTGGCTGGACAATCCGCGAGATCGGCCTTTTCGACGTCAACGGGAACCTGTTCGCAGTGGGAAATTTCCCCGAAACCTATAAGCCAACCTTAACCGATGGCAGCGGCCGAGAGATCACCGTGCGCATGACGATCCAGGTCAGCGACACCGCTTCCGTCACCCTCACCGTCGATCAGTCGGTGGTGTTTGCGACCCGTACTTACGTCGACAGCAAGGTGCAGGCACACGAACAGAGCCGCAACCATCCCGCTGCCACCACCACGGCCAGAGGCTTCGTCGAGATGGCCACCAGTGCCGAAGCAGTCGCTGGGACAAGCACCGCGCATGCGGTGACCCCGGCCGGGGTAAAAGCTCACGTTGCTCATCAGCTCGATAACTATGGCAACACCGTTGATGGGAAGCTCGCTGTACTAGCCAGCCGGATTCGTCTGAAAACCTACTTTATGGGGCAAAACTGATGTCAGGAAAGCTAGGCTCGGCGGCCCTTGCCGCTGACACCACCACCACGGTTTACACCGTGCCAGCCAGTACCGTGGCGACACTCAATATCGCCTTGGTTAATCGAGGCCCAGATCCCGCCAAAGTCCGTGTGGCCGTAACAGATGATGCCGCACCCAGTGACGCTGATTGGATTGAGTACAACGCCACAATCCCGGCAAATGGTGGAGTATTGGAGCGTACCGCCCTGGTCGTAGGTACGGGCGAGAACATCATCATTCGCAGCGACACGGGCACAGTCAGCGCCCGCGTGTATGGCTTTGAGGAGGCTGAATAATGGGGCGAGTATTAGATGTAGGAGCGCAATTTCAAATAGACAGCACACCTCTTGGGGGGTTAGCAGACATTTTGCAGCCAGGGATTCGCTATCGTCCCATAAACACTCACGTCGCTAGGTCTAAATATCAGAGCTTGGCTAAAGAGTTCCCAAGCTACTCCGGCGGCTCTGCATATTCTGAGACCCTTATCAATGCCAACTACAGCATAACTGCTGCAGGTTTTGGTAATGGAATATTCGCCGTTGGCAACGCTGATGGTGAGATATTTTTATCAAAAGATGGTCGGTCATGGACAAATAAAACAATAGGCCTAACTGGAAGCAAAGTTGATCAAATCGATATGATGGGTGGCTTTTGGTTCTGCCGTGTCGGTAGTGCTATATATGTTTCCAAAAATCTAAGGAAGCTCTGA